TAAACCAAAACCTTGTAATTAAAGAAGGCAATACTTTAACAACAATGTCTGCAATGAAAAACATTGTAGCAAAAGCAGAAGTCGAAGAATCATTCAAAAAGGAAGTAGCAATCTATGACCTAAATGAATTCCTTGCTTCTCTATCTTTGTTTAAAAGTCCTGTCTTAGAATTTGATGAGTCATTTGTAACAATCAAAGAAGAAAACACAACAACCTTTTTGAAGTATTTTTATTCAGACCCATCAGTTGTAACTACACCAAGTAAAACAATTAAGATGCCAAGTAAGGAAGTTACATTTTCATTAAAAGGTGAAGACTTAACTAAACTAAAAAGAGCTGCAGGCGTTATAGGCGCACCAGATTTAGTCTTAGAAAGAAAAGATACAGGTTCATTCTTAACTGTAAAAGATAAAAAGAATGATACTGCAAATACTTTTTCTCTAGATGTTACTACAACATCAGAAGGTAACTTTAACTGTTTCTTTACAGTCGAAAATCTAAAAGTTATGGATGGTAACTATGATGTAGAAATATCATCAAAGAATATTAGTCACCTATCATCTTCAAATAAAGATGTAGAGTATTGGGTAGCACTTGAGCCAGAATCAACTTATGAATAACAAATTGGATTATATATTATGGAAACTTTTTTATGGGTCGAAAAACATAGACCAGCTCGAATCAATGATTGTATTTTACCAGAGAACTTAAAGAAAACTTTTAAAGACTTTGTAAAAGACAAACATGTACCAAACTTAATTTTATCAGGTGGGCCTGGTGTCGGTAAGACTACTGTCGCCAAAGCAATGCTTAATGAAATTGGTGCAACATCATTACTCGTAAATGGTTCAGAAGAATCTGGTATTGATGTACTTAGAAATAAAATTAAAAACTTTGCCTCAACTGTATCACTAGAAGGTGGTCGTAAGTATGTGATACTTGATGAAGCAGACTATTTAAATCCTCAATCTACACAACCTGCACTTCGTGGGTTTATGGAAGAATTTCACAAGAACTGTGGATTCATTCTTACTTGTAATTATAAGAACAGATTAATAGAACCATTACATTCAAGATGTAGTGTAATTGATTTTATTATTGCAAAAGACAATAAACCACAACTTGCAAAAGACTTTTTTGGTCGTGTTAAAGATATTCTTGAATCAGAGAATGTAAAATACGAGCCAAGAGTTGTAATGGAAGTGTTAACTAAATACTTCCCAGATTGGCGGAGAACAATAAACGAATTACAAAGATATTCTACATCAGGTCAAATAGATGCTGGTATTCTTGTAAATATATCAGAGGTAAATATAAATGAACTTATGGTTGCACTCAAAGCTCAGGAATTCACAAATGTGCGAAAGTGGATTGTGCATAATCTTGATAATGACCCTGTACGGATTTTTCGTAGGATTTATGATAATCTTTACACTCATGCTACTGCCGGTACTATACCTCATGCAGTTCTTATACTCGCAAAGTATCAGTATCAGTCAGCATTTGTGGCAGACCAAGAAATAAACTTACTGGCTTGTCTAACAGAAATCATGGTGGATGTGAAATGGAAATAAAAGATGTCCAAGTATTAAAACCTTTTGGGCCTTTAGTTATGATGGCACAATTACCAGAGGGTATTATAAAAACACTCAATGGAATTGTTGATGTAATTAAAGATAAAAAAGATATGGGTCATAGACTTGCTGGACAAATTGAAACTGAAAGTGAAATTCCACATTCTATGTTAGAAGAAAAAAAAGTCATGGACATATTTCATGCAATGGCTAAAAGTTATGTTGAACAAGGTTATATAAATGCTGGTCAAAAAAATATATTAGAAACTATGTCACCTATACAAACTCAAATGCAATCTATTTGGTCTGTATCACAATATGAAAATGAATATAATCCACAACACAATCATTCACATTGTCAGATAAGTGCCGTACTATATTTAAAAGTACCAGCTATGAAACCTAGAAACATAAAAGGTAAAAGTAGAATGGATGGTAATATAGAATTTAATTTTTGCAATCAAGTTGATTTATTCACTACAGGTTCTTTTGTAGTAGAACCTAAACCTGGCAGATTATTAATGTTTCCTAATAGTTTGAATCATCTAGTATATCCATTTTTGGGTTCTGGTGAAAGAAGAAGTATTGCATATAATATGTCATACAAAGGTTTTAGTAAATCAAGTGGTGTACAAGTTGCTGGAGATGGTGTAAATATGTATAACGAAATTAACTTCCCAGAAACTATACCATGGCGTAAGTTAGAAAAATGAGTTACGAATTAAAAGAATACTTAAAAGCTATCAATTCTTCCAAAGAAAAACTTATGGATAGTGAAGATGATATGTGGGAAAAGAAATATCCTGCTTATATTGTGAACAAATGTCTTGCTCCATTTCAAGACACTATCTTCCTAGTAAATGAAATGAATATGAATCACCAGATAGATAATAAATTGCAGTTTGACTTTTTACTAAATACTCTTAGAACAAGACAAAGGTACACGCCTTGGTTGAAAGCGAAGAAAGAAGAACATTTAGAAAGTGTTAAAGAGTATTATGGATATAGTAATGAAAAAGCAAAATCAGCTCTTAATATACTAAATGATGAACAGATAAATACTATCATGAATAGATTGAACAAAGGTGGAAGAAATGGAAAATAATATACAATGGACACAGGAGCAGATGTTTGAGGTTCTTCTGAAAGAACCAGATGACTTCCTAAAGATTAGAGAAACATTATCTCGTATCGGAGTTGCTTCTAGAAAAGAAAAAAAGTTATATCAGTCTTGTCACATACTACACAAACAAGGAAGATATTTTATAGTTCACTTCAAAGAATTATTTGCACTTGATGGTAAGGATACAAACTTATCAGAAAATGATATTGGAAGAAGAAATACAATAGTAAAACTTCTAAGTGATTGGGGATTAGTAGAAATGAAAGCTACACCAGAACCTATCGCACCACTTAGTCAAATAAAAATAATTTCTTTTAAAGAAAAAGATGAGTGGATATTAGAAACTAAATATAACATAGGTAAAAAGAGAGAGGAATAACATGGCATATTCAGATAAAGTTTTAGACCATTACGAGAATCCTAGAAATGTAGGAACACTCGATATAAAAGATTCATCAGTTGGTACTGGTATGGTCGGGGCCCCTGCATGTGGCGATGTAATGAAACTTCAAATCAAAGTAGGTGATGATGGTATCATAACAGATGCAAAATTTAAAACTTATGGATGTGGTTCTGCCATAGCATCATCAAGTCTATTAACAGAATGGGTTAAAGGACAAAGTGTAGATGAAGCTTTAAAAATTAAAAATAGTGATATTGCAGAAGAACTTGCACTACCACCTGTAAAAATTCATTGTTCAGTTCTTGCAGAAGATGCTATCAAAGCTGCACTTGCAGATTATAAAGGTAAACAAGAATCAATAGGTAAATGGCAACCTAACTCAGAGTAAATATATAATGAAAATAACTAAAAAATTTAAATCTTTCATAACAGAAGAAGATAATGAAAAACCTTATAAACTTGTTATCTTATCACATGATGACCCACTAGACCCAAATGAAACTTCGCCAATGATTAGGAAGAAGGCAGATAAACTTGGAATTAAAGTTTTTGTTGCTGAAATTATGGGTTGTTATATGGAAGATGATGGTAAAGATAAACTGTTATATTCTTATCCTGTAGATGAAAAAGGTAAATCACAATTACCAGATATGAAAAAAGATGTTGAATATGCCAAACCATTTAGAATGAATCCAAAAGATACATTAATAATGATGAGAGGATTAAATGCAAGAGATGGTTGTGCCTCTTGGGTTACTATGGCAAGAACACTTGAAACAGATGGTTATACAGTTATTAATTCTGTTTTATGTAATGAAATATGTAATGATAAATGGTATAATCAAATGATTTTTCAACAACACAATATTAATACACCAAAGACAAGTTTAATAAGACATAAAGAGGGAGCTGTCTTTACTGCTGATAAAATGGGTGGTAAGTATCCAATGATATTGAAAACATCTTTAGGTTCAAGGGGTGTTGGTGTCATGTTTATTGAAAGTGCAAAAGCACTTCATGGTGTTGTTCAATTACTATATCGTGAAGATGAATATACTGATATTCTATTACAAGAACAAATCAAAACAGATTATGATGTTCGTGTAATTGTTGTTGCTGGACAAGTCATGGGTGCAATAAAAAGACCAATAATCAAGGGTGATTTTAGAAGTAATGTTTCACAAGGTTCTGAACCTCTGGTTCATGAACTCACAGAACTTGAAAAATTAGAATCATTAAGAGCTGCAAAATCAGTTGATGGTGATGTTGTTGGTGTTGATTTTATTCCAGCAAAAAATAGAGATAAAGATAAACCTTTTTTTATTGAAGTTAACTCAACGCCAGGACTAGTTGGAATAGAATCAACTCTTGCAGATAGTCAGATTGATTCTAAACTATATAAAAGGGCATTAGAAAAAGAAAGGGGTAAATTCAGTATAACAACTGAAATACTTAAAACATATATGAATAGAGATAATTGGAGAATAGATAATGATTAATGCACTAAGAAAAAAATATGAAGCTGAAGTAGCAGCTGCAAAAGTAAACATTGATGTTTACATAAAGAATCCAGTTGGTATCGGTGAACACCCAGACTTAGTTGGGGCAGTAGATTTAGAAATGACTAAATTGGCAGATGCATCTGATAAACTTGCAACACTAAACTCATTCTATCCTGAAACTGCAGAAGAATTTTTACAAGAAGAAAACAAATAAACATTGACAAAACCTGTTGAACCAGATATACTGGACTTTATATTATGAACTTTTATACAAATGTAACGCCTTGGGGTAATACTCTGCTTGTCAGAGAATATGTGGATGGAGAAAGAATTAATCGAAAGGTTAAATATTCACCTACCCTTTTCTGTAAAGTAATTAAAGAAACCAAATACAAAACCCTTGATGGGCAATTTGTCACACCTGTAAAACATGATACAATGAAAGAGGCAAAGGAATGGTTAAAGTCTTATGAAGACCAACCACATCTTATCTTTGGTAATACAACATTCCAATATAATTATATTGCAGATGAATATCCTAATCATGTAAAATGGGATATTGATAAAATTC